ATGAACAAGGTAGTTATGATTTTATTGACGATGATTATATCGTCTGCATACGCTGTTGACTATACTTCTGAATCTACGGTTACAACCAACAACACAAACAATTCCACTAGCACTTCGACTGTCAATAGTACGAATACCAACAACAACACAACTACAAGCACTTCGACTGTCAATAGCACGAACACTAACAACAATATCAATACTTCTACTAGCACATCAGAAATAACTAGCACAAGTACAAATACAAATAATAACACAAACGTAAACACCAATACCAACACCAATACCAACACAAATAATAATACTAATGTAAATACTTCTACGACCGATAGTACAGTAAGAAATATGCAGTCTGGTGAGGTGACTACGAACATCAACTCCCCACCACCATCTGCTATTGCTCCGCAATTTAGTGCTGGTAATAATAATGATCTTTGTACTGTTGGTGTTTCGGGTGCAGTACAAACTCAGATTCTTGGTATCTCAATGGGTTCAACAGTTCGTGATTTGAACTGCGAACGACTCAAAAATGCTAAGACTCTCCACGATATGGGTATGAAGGTTGCTGCAGTATCAACCCTTTGTCAAGATCAACGAGTATTTGATGCTATGATGCATGCTGGCACTCCTTGTCCATTTGAAGGACTTATTGGTGATGCAGCAAGAGCAGCGTGGGAAGTAAATCCTGAGTTGTGGCCAGAAGAAAAAACAAAGAAAGAGGAAGAAACATTTGATGAAGATACTAAGAAACTTTTTGGTAATCTTGGTGTTTCAGGCGTGTTGGGTCTCTTACTCTTACTCTGAGACAATCTATGGGATGACAGGTAATGCTGCTGTTGGTGGTATTACCTCTTGGAACATGGGTAATGTTTTACCAGATCAAACTGGATTGATTGTAAATGATGTCATTTATAGTTACACTGCTGTAAAGGATCCTGCTGATCCATTTACTGTTACTATAAGAAACCAAAACGCTGAAGTTCCTGGAAGTTATATTTTCAGTCAAACTGATGATTGGAGTGGAAAGGAAGGATACAGAATAAACAAAGTTGTTCCGACTGGTAATATTGATATAAAGTATTGGGGTGATGGTGAGATTGCAACAACAGGTATTGGTACAGTAGAAGAACCAAAGGTTTTTTATACTTACAGATACGACCCTTGTTATAATCCGCAAACAGATCCATCTTGTCCAGGATTTCAATTTGAACCTGAAGTTCCAGAAGTTTCTGTTGAAACAGATGTTGTTGTTGCAGAAATAAATGATATTGAAGAAGTTTCTGTTGAACCTATTAGTCGTGTTCCAGTTGCTGAGAATACTATAGAAATTCCTGTTGACAATACACAAACAGCAACGACAGAAATTATCTTAGAAGAGGTTGTAGAGGTAGAAGTACCAAAGATACAAATTCCTGTTGTTCAAACATATAATGTTTTGGATGACACATATGTTCTAAACATGCTGAATACTACATATAAGATTGAGTATGAAGAAGAACAATATAATGAAGAAGAACAAAAAGATAGTGGCAACTTAGAAGATGCTCTATCAACATCTGAAAGTGGAACGTTGACAGCAATGACTGCTGGTCAAAATGCTATTATGTACATGATGTCGGGGATACCACAATTGGGTGGTTACTATAATATGAATATTCCTGGTGGTTCTTATAACGAAACAATAGTCTTGCAAGACTCTGAACTTCCTGATAATAGGAATGGAATGAGAACAATGCAAGCACAAGATAGACTGCATAAAGAAATGATTGACATGCAGTACAATAGATAATGGTTTTTAAATGGGTTAAGAAACAGGAGAATAAAATGTTAAAAGAGACCCTTTTATTATCTGCTATTGTTGCGTCAATTGGTGCAGCGTCGGCAGAAGAAATTAATATTACAGGTAATGTTGGATCAAAGTGTGTAATTACCACAGACACTGCTGGTGTTTATGGCAACCCTGCACCAAACGAACTAACTACTGCTGTTGCAGATGGTGGCGTTCCACCTGTAGTGCGTTATGCAGTTTCAATTGCTGACTATTACAAAGCAAAGATTACATACCCAACATCATTCTCAAACAGTCCTACTTTGAGTGATACTGTAACATGGACTGGTTCAACTGAAGTTTCAGAAACATCTGATGTTGCTATGGCAAATTATGAAGCAAACAAAGTTGAATATGATGCGTCAACAGAATATGACTTGACTGTTGCTGGATCAACTTGGTTCAAAGTAAATTCTACTGCCGAGTATGGATTTGATAAAGCATTTCCAGGTGGTAACTATACTGCAACTGTAGTTGCGGAGTGCGTTGCTCAGTAAGAGGTTATTATGCTAAAGTATATTATGATTTTATTATTGGTTGTTGGTTCTGCTAATGCGCATGAAATGACACCAACGTATCCTGAGTTGAAACAATCTCATGTTAGTGGTATTTTAAAAACCACCATGAAGATGTTTAACAAAAGGAGCGATGTGAAGTATTATGAAATTGGTGTGTTTGATAAAGATATGAAACCCATTCCATTTGTCAGTTCTTATAAACTGATTAATATGGAATATCTTGCGCATGTGACATTTGATGTATACATTCGTGAGCAAGATCGTGAACTTGCAGTGTATGTTTGTTCACAATCTAAAATGAAAAAAGAAGATTTGAAACCGACAACGGTTACTTCTAGGATATGTTCAAAGTTTAGTAAATGATGTATAGATTATTAATTACATTTTGTTTGTTTTCGTCAATAGTTTTGGCTGAAAGTAATTCATTGAATCTGCAGTTACCAAGTGGTTCAATGAACTATCAGTCAGATAGCATTCGTACACCTGAAGGTTTAGACTGCAAGAATGCTATTGGTGGTGGTACGAATTTGGAATTTGGTGTGACGGGCATTGTTAACAATGCTGTTGGACCATTTGAGAATGAAGATCCAGACAACCCTACTACAAAGGATCTGGGATTGTTTGCTAGAATAGTTGTTCCACTTGATGCTCCTAAAGAGAGGATCAACTGTAACACATTATATCAACTTGAGTTGCAGAAAAAACGATTGGAAGTTATGAAGTTAAAGCAAGAACTCTATCAACTTCAGAGGTTACAAAATAATGGATTCAGTAATTAAATATGTAATGTTAACAATGTTATTAAGTTCATCAGCAATGGCGGACTATAACAAATACTATGAAGACATGGAAGCAAGTAGTCAAGCAATGAGGACTTGTTTGCTGGCACATGGGTATGAAGGATCAGTGTTCTTTACCTATTCGTTTGAAAAGGCATCGGCATGTTTCCATGATTGGAAATCTGGTCAACTAAAAAAAGATTATATCAAAACACAGATGTGGTTAGAACAACATCCTTGGTATAAGGGTACTGATTGGAACTGGGAACAGATCAGTAAAGAATACCCTGGAAACAGAAACAGGAATGAGATTAATGTCAGATAAAGATCTTGGTGAAGAACTCGAAAACATCGAAGAAGGTGTTGAGAATCTAAAGAATAAAGAATTCAAGTTGTTTGGTATCAAGATGACACCGATGACTATTGGTGCATTGTTTGCTGGACTTTCTACTGTTGTGGGTGGTTTGTATGGTGGATTCTTGATGTATCAAAAGGTTGAACAAGCAATTGAGTTTGTTGATCAACAGCAAGAGTATGAAGAAAAGATTGCTGGGTTCCAACAGCGTATGGAAATGATTGAACAACAAGTAACATCAATTGATGAGAACAACCAGCAAATAAAGAATGATCTAAAAGGTGATATAAACAGAGCAGAAGAAACTGCTGACAGTGCTTATAGATATGTGAAGGATGTAAATAAAGAAGTTAATGATGAACTTCGTGCATTCAGAAAAGACATGAAAGAACTCGAAACCAATATGGAAGATAAAATCCAGAAGGCGTTAGATAATCCGTTAGCAAACTGAGGGAACAGTAATGGTGGATATTAAAGAAGTTGATATCAATGGTGATGGTACTATTGATGAAATGGAAATGCAAATCTATATCGAAGCAAAACGCCGAGAAATGGAGGATGAAGATGCAAAAAGAGACCAACAGAGGAAGATGGTTTGGTTTGCTCTTTTGGGTATGCTTTTTTACCCTTTCTTTGTATTTGGAACTGAGGCTTTGGGGTTCACTAACGCATCTGGAGTGATTGGTGATATGGCACCAACATACTTCATGTCCGTATCAGTCGTGGTTGGTGCGTTCTTTGGTGCTGATGCATATGTAACAAACTCACGAGCAAAGAATCAAACAAATATCAAAATTGATAATAGTAAAGAAAGCAAAGGTAAAAAGTGATTAGTAAACTATTGACAATTGGAATATTAGCGAGTACAATTGGTGTATTCGCTAATGCTCAACAACCTGATCCTGGAGTTGAAATTCCAATGACACTGAGATGTTTTGCATATGAAACTGGGCATGCATTAGAAGAAGGTTTTGGTGAGTTGCCATTTGTACAAGGGAATGGTGACATCAATATGGGTGATGATAGATCTGTACCTATTGAAATGACTTTACATGTGAATCCTGATAATAAATCGTGGACGTTGATGTATAAATTGAACGATAAACTCAATTGTGTTGCTGCTGGTGGTGAAGGAACTTTCCGCCCTGCAGGTACTGAACCTGATGGGATAAGAATGTGAACACCTATTGGAAGATCAAAAAGTGCATTGCGGATAAACGCAAAGGTTCTATACTAATTCGCATGCATCCTGAAATGGAATTCTACGATCTCGCTAAATGGGGTGGTGGATATTGGGAACGCAAAATGAAACATGGAGTGTTGAAGAAGGGGTTGTTCTCAAAGTGATATTATAGTAGAATAGACCTTTCTAACAAAGGATATTCTATGATGATTGATATGATGACAAAAGATAAGTTTTCCATAATGATTGAGCGAATGGTTCGTGAAGGAAATCTAACATATATGGATGCTATTTGTCATTGGTGTGAGCAAAATGAAGTAGAAATTGAAACAGTTGCCAAACTTATATCCCCCATCATAAAAGAGAAGATGACAGTTGAATGTCAAGAGTTGAATCTTCTAACCACAAAGAGTTCTGCTAAACTACCTATCTAATGAGTGAGTCTATGTCCGCTTTCGGTGCATATCAAACATATCTTGCGATGCAACAACACTTCACACGCAAGACATATGATTTTTTCAAATACAACGGCAAAGTCAAAGCAAGCGAATCTGCCTTTCTTGGACGCAAAGATCGATATTTCTTTGAGAAGGCAGCAAAGAGATTCAAACGTGAAGACTTCCGTGACTTCCTACTTGCAAACTATGTAGAATCTGATGAACATTGGATTGGTAATCTGATGTCAGAGAAGAATCTCATTGTTTATAAAAAGTGGAAAAAGAATGTT